CAAATCAGGGGGGGTAGACGTCTCACCTAAAAAAACGTCTGTTCTCGCACGCTTAGCACTGTTACATGGCTCACACGCTGCGACACAATTCTCCAAAGTGTCCTCGCCCCCACGACTTTTAGGCCAAACGTGGTCCACCTGAGTAGCTATGTCACCGCAATACGCACACGTGTACGCATCTCTACGCAGTACTTGTAGTCGTAGCTTCTTCCAATGTGCTGTAGACCTATATGGCTTTAGAGCCATGACTCATGCTCGTCTATCTCATCTATTATCTTCGATAAGTAATACATAAATCCTAAGCTACTGACGAGTAACATAACTAATAATACTAATGCCATGAGAACCTCAAAGAGTGAGCTAAGGCTTTACACCATGAACCATCATAACGAGCTTCAATATATTCTATGTGTTTATCTATTTGTTGGTAAGCATCCCATGTAGGCGCATACTTACTCATATGCTGAAATATGCCATATGCACCAGAGTCCCTATTTACTGCTGTTACTCTCCAATTACTCTCACGTATGGCTAACTCATTAGCACACTGGAACTCATCCCACTCTAGCTTGTTATACAAATACAGTTTTACATTCTTAATGTGAAATGGCTGTTTATCTTCTTTTATCGCTGGTGATATTTCTTCTGCTGCAGCGAAGCTATACGTCATTAGCAACGCTAAAATGACAATAAGACGGCCTAATGCTCGTCCGCGAAGTGCGCTGCCTCTCAGGCGCGCAAGCGGTCTGAGCATAACATACCTGTCAAGTTTATCCATGATTTGAGCGTAACCTTTCGGCGTGTCGTAGCTAATGTGACCTGAGTCACAGTTAGTCTTTACCCCATCCAGTACCCTTAAAGTGTGTAGCTATAGGAGCCCACACTCGCCACATATAAACGCCACATTCGGCGCATATCATCTCTTTAGCAGCTTCCATAGGAAGTTCTATTTCGTTAACTCGTTCGCATCTGTCGCATTTGAACTCATAGACTGGCATGACTCACACCTCGCTCTATTTCCGTATATCCATAGGCCGCATCCAATACACCTATGTATCAGTGTTGGTTCCATACCCAGACGCTTTCAATAAGTAAACAAGGTCCTCTAAACGCAAAACGGCCACCCAGTCCTGGATAGCCGCTTCACCCTGGCCATTCAGGCGTAACACCCCTACGCCCATGCCAGTATTCAGTTTTCTGTCTTTGAGTTGTCTCATAAGACCAGATAAGTCTAGCTTAGTACGAGCTTTAATCTCAATATCTAAGCCTGGCACACCTGTAATGTCAGTGCCATCCCTACCAGCCCCCACGGGTAAAGCGTGTTCCCAGCCGTGGGAGCGTAGGTAGTCAGCTACAAGCTTTTGAGAAGCGTACCCTCGATACTTTCTCGATTGACTCATAGCCGTTCTTCATCCTCGGGCCTAAACGACCAGCGCCCACTCGGGTCTACGACCTGCCAAAAAGCCTTACACTGCTCAGCTTTACGGCTCATAGGTAACGGACACGTATAACCCCGATAAGGTCCCTTAGGCCCCTTGCCTTCTTTAAGCTTCATCTGACCATGTTTACACTCTGGTATTGGTTCAGCCTTCAGCTCTGTCTTTACTAAATCCACTGCATTATCAAAAGCTGAAACTACATCTGCTGGTGGTTCTAACGTAGTATCCCATACAATTTCGGCTGCTGGGTTAGTTGTTTTGAGGAATTCTTTTTGCTCCTCTGTTCTGACACGAATTGGTGCAGGGTTATTCTTAGTGTCGTTAACCTTAGCCATTTCGAGAGCGCTAGGTCGCTTTCCTTTAGCAGACAATCCCAGGTTAGCGAGACACCTACCGATTGCACTAGTCTCACAATTCTCATAATGAAAAGCAGCGTCCACGCCACGGTCCTTACGAACACCACGCGCATAACCAGTAGCGGAAGGCTGAGTATCAGCATAAGTTCTATAAGCAATAGCCTTAAAGATGGTAATACCTTTTTCATCATCGTTCATAACCTGTTCTGTAATAATCGCACCATCTGGATATTCTTCGTAAAATTTATGTATGCGCGTATCGACGTCTTCGTAATTTTCTAAGTTAAACATCTAGTCTCATAGACCCTTCTGTGTATTCAAGCTGCTCTTTGAATGACCATAGTGTGCCATCCCACCATGTCTGTACGTATTTAGCGCACATATAGCAGTAATGACGGTTAATGACCTTACCGTAGCGCTCTGACCGTATAGACCACACAGCCTGTTCTTGTCCTCTAGGGTCGTTGACGCCCCAGTGCATTTTGCAGTAATCGCAGTAAGTACCTCTTGGAGTTCTAGTAATTGCCATCAAAATTGTCCCACTCTCCAATAACCGACTCTCCTGCAAGTGCGGCGTAACTGACCAGGTCAATGAATGAGTCTCTGTTAGGAGTCTCGACGATACGGGAGACCTTGACCAAAGCCATACAGATACAGACGTCCAGCGGGTCAATTTCCCGTCCGAAATATGTCGCCCAGAGGTTCGCAATTCTTTTAATGTTAATTGCTGGATGCCCGTAGTCGAGACCGCGTTCATCAAGCGTTTCTGCGGCTTCCGCCATTATTTCTTTGGCTGTAAAGCCACTTCGCCCTGTTGTACCCATGTGTATAGCCCCTTTTATAGTGTTTTTCGGTTAATGACATTATGAACCAATAAGCTAAAGACATAGCTATTAGTAATCCAAAACAGACGTAAACAATCTGCTCTGGTGTTAGGTTGTGTTTCATATAGCCCCTTTCGTTAAGTCGAAAGGTACGCCTGGTAACAGACAAATACCACGCCAGTATCGGCGTGTCGTATAACGATTTGATAACAGACCCCGCACACACGTAATGTTAGGCAACGTAGTAACGGGGCTAATCTATTTTACCCGTACCGCTTACCCTCTATTACGAATGACCCAGACTTATCTATGGGTACTGTGACGGGCGTCACACCTTTACGGTCTACGTATAGGATGCCAAAGCCCTGCTGCCAATTGAATGTCCCACGTGTGTAGTAGGCTTGTGTAGTATCCATTAAATGTCCCACCTCAAAGCCTGTCAGGATACCCGTTAAATGGCCTCCAGAGGCCGTTGTAAAGCTCGAAATACCCTGCCTATGGGTATGACCACACACCACCGACTTACCATGCCTTTTAGCGGCTTCTAGGGCCGTTAAACCCCCTTGTGGCTTTGTGCTCTGTTCGTCACCGTGGACCATTATCCAGTCTTTAGTTATCTCGTATGGCTTACGGTGAAATTTAATGCCTAGCTCACGAAAGCCCATAAAGTTCTCATACTCCAGCTCTGGCAATCCAATCAAGCCAGGTAGCCTAGATGCTAGGGATTTGTAGAGTCTGTCCGTGTGATTGCTTCGGACGATATGGGTAACCCTGAGGTCGTAAAGAACTTCCTGGCAAGTATTTCTATCACGTCCAATAGTTCCCGACCACTCGTCCCGCCCACTAGACCAACGTGAGATGGTCTGGAAATCGAGCTCATCACCCACGCATAAAACGTCGTCAGGCTTGTATTTTGTGATGAACTTGCTAACGTTTCTAATGGCTTTTGTGTCATGAAATGGTACTTGTAAGTCAGATATAACGACAATGCGCTTAATCTTGTTCTTCCTCATCCTCATATGGACTCATGTCAGGATTAGGGATAATCCAATCTGGAATACGCATCGTATCTTCAACGTACCACCGTGCATGGTCTTTATCCCACCCAGCGCGTACTAATGCTTCATACGCTTCAACGACAGCTACAGCCCATATGTCAATAGGCTTTAATGGTTCTTTAGTATGGCGTTTAGCTGCTAGCTCTTTAGCGCGACGCGTTGCGGCCTTTTCTGCCTTTGTTCTTTTTTGTGCCACGTGCGCTCCTATCGTTAGTAAGCAATTCTAGAACCATCTCCTCTAGTTTTTCGATACGCGACACGATATGACTGCGGTCAATTATTAGAGGTACTTCATGGCGAATAATGTAACGCAGACCACCGATAAGGATAGCTGCGATAGATAAACAGGCCAGAACAAAAGCGGCCCAGTCTGTCGGGTTCATCGCCTTCCGAAAGCTGTATCGTTAGGGTTTAGATACCGAAGGATGACTGGCAGACTCGCGGCCAGAGCGGCATTCACAATGGCACTGGCATCCCAGCCGACCGCTAGGTATGTTGCTATTCCTGCTGCCAAAAAGCTTCTTGCCCAGCTTGCCGCTATTGCTTTTAGTTCCTGCATTTGTGTCTCCTGTCAAAATGGGCAGGTTAAACATACTGCCGTCTTTGTCGCCCAGTTTTGTAAAGCTAATGTGTATGTGAGTCTTATGTGGGTTTATGCCGCGGTATTTTCTCCATCGGTAGTTTCCGACCCAGGAAGCGATTTTGCCGTTAAATATGATATAGCTAATTCTTTTATCAGTTCTGGCAAGTAGTCGAAGCTGATTAGCAAGGTCGAACGCCGCGGACTTATCGGATGCCAGATTAGCGTCAATGTCGAGGGCACGTACAATCTGTTCTGGGCCCACAGGATTGTGGTCAGATTTAGGACTATGCGCCTTATGTCCTGGTGACGCCGCGGTTCCATCACTACTTCTATCTCTACTGGGAAATGCGTCATCTATCATCTCTCTGAGCTGTTGCCCAGCTTTACAAAGTTTAGGCAAGACCCAGCGCCTTCAAATCGTCCGCAGTTAAACCAAGCGCAGCTAATTTTGCTTCCGCTGCATTTTTTGCCGCTAATGCTTCGGCTTGTTTTTGCTCTAAGTAGGCAATGTAATCTTTTTCACCTTGCGCATATTCTTCTGCTGTAATTGGCTCGACTCCGTCAAAATACTTAGCAGTAGAGAAATCGTTATCCCATACAGCCCAGCCATTAGGGCGTAAAAATTCCATTACCTGGGAAACTTGTGGTTTCATCATGCACCAATCTCAAGCAACGTCAACGTGCTTGTATCGTCATTAGGATTAATTGTTACTGAAGCGTTATTGTAAAAACTTCTCACTTGTACTTTATAAGTTGTGGCTGAAGTTGTGGAAGGTGAATCTAATTTTGCGCAAGATACCGCACCAACTCTATTAGTAGCTGTTGAGGCTGTATAAGCTGCAATCGTGCTTATGTATTGAATATCTGTTGACCCTCTTAATAATTTAATGTCAGCACCAGCGTCATTAGTTTTAGCAACATTACCTGTTGAAAACAAAATTAGAACTTTGCTTGACGTTGAAGAAGGTGTGATTGAAAGTGATATATGGTCAACGTAAGTGCTCGTTGACGAAGAAGTGCTGCCTGCAGTAGTTGAAACTACTTGCAAAACTTTTCCGCCGCCAGCAGCTGCAGCCCATTTAACCTTGTAAGGAGAAACTGTTGTGTCGGCTGTTAAAACTTGTCCTGTTGTACCAATTGGAAGATTATCAAAAGTTCCCGAACCTGTA